TTATAATATATGTTACGATATAATTGGGAAAGAATAATGAAATTAAGCAATGGAAAGATTAGTAACATAATTACAATCCTTCGTATGCTTACATATAATCAAATACCGAAGAACTACTACGATGATTGCTATAAGTATTATGGTAAGAATTTAACTGGTAGTAGTTTTATATTGAATCCTAAACAACTCTTAGAGATTGGTAGGACTTATAGTGATAGAGAAGTAGTGGAGTATGCAGGTGTCGCGTCGTTCCGCTCTCTCGGTTATTATCATCAAACGAAAGACACCACTTTAGACCTCATGCACTTAGATGTGTCTGAGGACATAATATATAATAATAGACTACTTGATATAAAAGCGAACCGAGTTCACTTTTTATTCGAGAAGCCACTTACAGGAGAAGAAAATGGCAATAAAATTTAATCAGAGCAAAGGCTCAGCACAAAAAGAAAAAGTAGAATCTTATGTCTACACAGGTAAAGAGAATCATCACGTTAGACTCGTGGGTGATTTATTACCAAGATATTTATACTGGATTAAAGGAGAGAACAACAAGAATCTTCCTTTAGAATGTTTAGCTTTCGATAGAAATACCGAAACTTTTAACAACAAAGAGACAGACCATGTTCCATCTTACTATCCAGACCTAAAATGCGCCTGGTCATATGCTATTCAATGTATTGATTACAGCAATGACGAACCAACCATTAAAATCTTTAATCTAAAGAGAAAACTCTTTGACCAAATCATGACCGCTTCCGAGGATTTGGGCGATCCAACTGACCCAACAACAGGGTGGGACGTTTACTTCAAAAGATTAAAGACTGGCCCACAGGTGTTTAATGTAGAGTACCAATTACAAGCTCTTAAATGCAAACCTAGAGCTTTAGATGATAACGAACAAGCATTAATTGCAGAACTTAAGTCCATGGACGATGTTCTTCCTAGACCTACAGCAGATGCTCAGTTAGAGCTTCTTAAAAGAGTCGCAGAAGGCGAAGGGAGCATGAATGATGACGTTTCATCAGAGTTCGACGTGGAGTAATAAAGTGATTGGAGTTGGACATACATTCCCCGCCTTTACTTTACAAGGCGTAAACGAAAAGAATGAACTTTGTAGTGTTTCGGTAACAAATAACTACGAGCCATTAAAACATGATTACACAGTAGTATACTTTTATCCAAAGGATTTTACCTTTATCTGCCCAACAGAAATTGCAGGTATGGATATGTTAGTACACGAAGCAAATGTAATCGGTATTAGCGGAGATAATGAGTTTTGTAAATTAGCTTGGAAGCAAAACAATGAAGCAATTGCAAATATTCAACACCCACTTGCTTGTGACGCTATGTTAAAACTATCTTCTAAACTAGGAATAGTAAATGAAGATGAAGGTGTCTGCTATAGAGCAACTTTTATTATTGATAAAAATTGTACTATTCAGCACGTTAGTATCAATGCACTCGACACTGGTAGAAATGCAAGTGAAGTTCTTAGAACTTTACAAGCTATTAAAGCTGGTGGTCTTACAGGTTGTGAATGGCAACCAGGAGATGAGTTACTTTGATTCTATTTACAGCCGATTGGCACATCAAACTAGGACAAAAGAATGTTCCATTACCTTGGGCTTGCTCAAGATATGAAATGTTCTTTGAAGCTATAGAAGATGCAATTAAAGAACATAACGTACACTTACACATCATTGGAGGTGACCTGTTTGACAGGTTGCCTTCTATGGACGAGTTAACTCTTTACTTTGATTTTGTTAAACAATGCTCAGTAAGAACTATCATTTATGATGGCAACCACGAAGCAACTAGAAAGAATCAAACATTCTTTAACAATTTAAAAAGAGTTACAACAGAGTTAAATCCTCTAGTTTCAGTAATAACAGAAACTTACCTTGAAAAAGATTGGGCTATACTTCCATATGCAGATTTGCATAAAAAGAATAGTATAGAAAGTATTGATAAAAAATACTTATTTACTCATGTTCGTGGAGAGATACCACCTCATGTAGTACCCGAAGTAGACTTAAAAAGATTTAATAAATTTGACACAGTATTTGCTGGAGATTTACATGCACACGAGAATACTCAACGTAATATTGTATATCCAGGTAGTCCTATGACTACATCATTTCATAGAAATGAAGTAAAAACTGGTTATTTAATTATAGACAACGATTGGTCATGGACATGGCACGAGTTTCTTCTACCACAGCTTATTCGTAAGACAGTAGATGACCCGAATGATATGGTACAGACAGAGTACCATCACACAATCTATGAGATTGAAGGCGATGTTCAAGACTTAGCAAAAGTAAAAAATTCAGATTTATTAGATAAGAAAGTCGTTAAAAGAGAGTTAGATGCAACACTCGACCTAGAAGATTTAAGTATAGAAGAAGAACTACATAAGTATCTTACAGAAATACTGAAGATAGAGAAAACAGATAAAATAATAAAGGTTTTTAATGATTATTCTAAAGAATTTGCAATGGAGTAACTGTTTTTCCTACGGAGAGAAGAATGTCTTAGATTTATCAAAGGCAACTCTTACTCAACTTGTAGGAACAAATGGTGTGGGAAAATCCTCTATTCCCTTAATACTGGAAGAGGTGCTGTTTAATAAGAACAGTAAAAATGTAAAGAAAGCAGATATCGCCAACCGTTATGTAAATAAGGGTTATGATATTACGCTTGACTTTTCTGTAGATGGAGACGAATACACTATTGAGGTGATTCGTAGAGCAAATATTAAGTGTAAATTAGTGAAGAATGGAGAAGATATATCTTCGCACACCGCTAGCAACACTTACAAAACTCTTGGGGATATTCTCGGAATTGACTTTAAAACATTCACACAGCTAGTTTATCAAAATACAAACGCGTCTTTGCAGTTTCTTACTGCTACGGACACTAATCGCAAAAAATTCTTGATTGACTTGCTGAAACTTGATGAATACGTCAAATATTTCGAGATATTCAAGGAAGCTGTACGAACCGAGTCTATGTCGTTAAATCGTATAGACTCAAAAATTGATACTATCGCAAAATGGTTAAAAGACAACAAATTAGATGATATCTCACTACTTCCAAAAATGGATTTACCATTTTACTCGGAAGAAGACGAGAAGTCTTTACGTTCTTTACAGATAGAAATGGAAAATATCACCGAAAAAAATAAAAAAATTACAAAAAATAATTATTGGAAAGAGCAACTGAAATCCATAAAATTAGTTGACGTAGAAGGGGAGATAGAAGATTATGATGAACTTCAGTCCCAGCTGGGTCAGTGGAGGGCAGCTGCAAACAAGAGTGTATTTTCAGGGACAGACGAACCAGTGTGCCCTACATGTTTACAGGAAGTTGACACAAAGTTAATAAAAAATATACAAGAAAAGCAACAAGCTAAGAAAGACGCTGCGGCGTCTAAGGTGGTAGAACTAAATGCTCAAATAGAAAAGATTAAGAGCAAAAATGCAGAAATACAAGAGGCAAAAAGAAAAGAGAAACAATGGGAAGAGATTTATCGTGGTATAGATGAAAGTCTGCCCGTTCAGTTGATAAACGAAGATGATTTACAAGTATCTATCAATGAGTTAGAAAGTAAACTATCTGAGAGTAGAAGAAAACTTGAAGAAGTTATCGCAGAAAATAGTCGTAGAGATAAACATAATACTCGTATTGGTATTATACAAGAGCAGACAGAAGAATTTGAAAATCAATTTGATGAACTTAACGACAAATTGAATGAAACAGAAGAACAGTTACAAATTCTTGAGCTTCTCAAAAAGTCTTTCTCTACAAACGGATTACTCGCGTACAAGATAGAAAACATGGTAAAGAGTCTTGAGAAGATGACAAATGAGTATCTTTCCGAGTTTAGTGATGGAAGATTCTCACTTAACTTCGTCATACAAAGCGATAAGTTAAATGTTGAAGTATCTGATAATGGAAAAGTTATAGACATATCAGCACTTTCATCTGGAGAGTTAGCAAGAGTTAACATTGCAACACTAGTCGCAATCAGACGCCTCATGAGTAGTATTTCGAGAAGTCGCATAAACGTTCTATTTCTTGACGAGGTTAACCAAGCCTTAGATGAACAAGGAAAAGAAAAAGTAGTAGAAGTTCTACTAAAAGAAGAAGAATTAAACACTTATTTAGTATCACACGGTTGGACACACCCATTACTAGATAAGGTAGAAATAATAAAAGAGGATAACATATCTTCTTTACAACAATAGGAATTACAAATGGCGATTACATTTAGTGATATGACAGAAGAATTAGTGAATGATAATTTACTAATAGTAGACGGTCTAAACATTGCATTTAGATGGCTACACAACCGTAATCGTGCCGCTTCAGGGTGGAAATACGGTTTTGACTATGAAACAGAATATATAAGAACAGTCAAGAGTTTGGCAAAGTCTTATAACTGTGCTAACATAGTAGTTTTAGGAGATGGTGGCAGTTTTTATCGAAAAGAGTTATACCCAGAGTATAAAGCAAATCGTAAAGATAAACTAGCAGAACAAACTCCTGAAGAACAGAAAGAGTTTGAGGCTTTCATAAAAGAGTTTGATACAACCATGAAAGCACTTAAAACAAAAGAAGACGCTTTAACACTTCGTTTTCACGGAGTTGAAGCTGACGATATAGCTGCTTATATCTGTATACACAGAGAGCAGTTAGGATTTGATAACATCTGGCTAGTATCTTCAGATAAAGATTGGGATTTACTAGTAGATGAACACATAAGTCGATTTTCAACAGTAACGAGAAAAGAAACAACACTTGATAATTGGGACGAGCATTATGACTTTGAACCCGACCAGTATATTACTTTTAAGTGTCTCACAGGAGATAAAGGAGATAATGTACCAGGAGTTGATGGCATAGGGCCTAAGAGGGCAGTAACTCTTATGTCCGAAATGGGAGATATTTTTGATATTGCCAATTCGTTACCGCTTGAAGGTCGCTATAAATATATACAGAATCTAAATGAGTTTGGAAGTGATGCATTATTGCTCAATGTAGAACTCATGGATTTAAAACTAGACCCAGTTGCACATATCGGAAAAGATAATGCACGAGAAATTTTAGAAAAGGTAGAAGAATATGTCGATAAAAATAGATTACAGTAGAGATAAACTCTTGTCAGAGTTTAGTCTAAAAACTCTACAAGATAGGTATTTAGTAGGTGATGAAAGTTCACCTCAACAGGCATTTGCTCGTGCAGCGACAGCGTTTGCTGATGATGAAGCACATGCCCAGCGAATCTACGATTATGCAAGTAATTTGTGGTTTATGTTTGCTACCCCTGTTTTATCAAACGGAGGTACAGCAAGAGGATTACCCATAAGTTGTTTTTTGAATTACGTACCTGATAGTAGAGAAGGTATTACAGACCACTATGTGGAAAATGCTTTTCTATCGTCATTTGGTGGCGGTATAGGTGGTACTTGGAGTGATGTTAGGTCATCAGGAACTCGTACATCTAAAGGTTCAGAAAGCACAGGAGTAGTCCCGTTTGTAAAAGTTGTAGATGCAGAAATGCTCGCTTTCTCACAGGGAGTCACAAGACGAGGAAGCTATGCAGCATACTTACACATAACACACCCTGAAATAGAGGAGTTCTTAGATGGACGAAAACCAACTGGCGGTGATTCTAACAGGAAGTTCCTTAACCTTCATCATGGTATTGTTATATCAGATGCTTTCATGGAAACAATCCACAAAGCAACAAAACAAGAAGGATTCGATGACTCCTGGGAATTAATAGACCCACATACAAAAGAAGTAAAGAAAGTAGTAAGTGCGAGAGCGCTTTGGGTAAAGATACTTCAAAACAGAATGGAGACAGGAGAGCCTTATATAATGTTTGAAGATGCGGTAAATAATGAATTACCAGATTTTCAACAAAGAAAAGGACTTTATGTAAATCATAGCAATCTTTGTTCTGAAATCACTTTACCGACCAACGAAGAAAGAACAGCAGTATGTTGTCTTTCTTCAGTAAATTTAGAATACTATGACGAGTGGAAAAATAACCCCGCTTTCATACCTGATTTAGTAAGATTCTTAGACAATGTTTTAGAATCATTTATTAATGAAGCACCTTCTCAACTCGAAAAAGCTAAATATAGTGCTTATCGTGAGAGAAGTATTGGACTGGGTGCAATGGGATTCCATGCCTATCTACAGAAAAACAATATTCCGTTTGAAGGAGCATTAGCCTCCGCCGCTAACTATGAAATATTCGAGAATATGAAAAGTAGGGCAATCGCAACAACTAGACAGTTAGCTGTCGAAAGAGGTGCTTGTCCAGATGATGACACTTGTTCTGTTAGAAATGCGCATTTACTTGCTATTGCACCTAACGCTTCTAGTAGTATTATTTGTGGCAACACAAGTCCAAGTATTGAGCCATACAGAGCCAATGCTTTTACTCAGAAAACTAAATCTGGTTCATTCTTACAAAAGAATAAGTATTTAGACCAACTGTTAATGCAGAAAATTGGACACGCCGCAACTTATGACGAAACTTGGAAAAGTATAGTTCTTAATAAAGGTAGCGTTCAACATTTAGATATTCTTTCTGATGATGAGAAAGAAGTCTTCAAAACAGCAGTGGAGATTAATCAAGCATGGTTAATTGAACACGCATCTGAGAGACAGCAATTTATTTGTCAGTCTCAGAGTTTAAATCTCTTTTTCCCACCTGACGTGAATAAAGGAGATTTACATAATATACATATGCTCGCATGGGCAAAGAATTTAAAGACACTCTATTATTTAAGAAGTGAAGCAATCTCAAGAGCAGACAACGTTTCTAGTGCTGCAAAGAGAGAAATCATTTTTGAACAATCAGATTGTCTAAGTTGTGAAGGATAAAAATGGCTTTATTAAACGATAGAAATTATTATAAGCCTTTTGATTACCCGTGGGCTTATGAAGCCTATAAAAAACAACAGCAGATGCATTGGCTTCCTGATGAAGTACCACTGCAAGATGATATTAAAGATTATCGCGAAAAACTATCGCCTGATAATAGAGAACTACTAGATAATATATTTAGGTTCTTTACTCAGGCGGACGTTGATGTGTGCTGTGGATATGCTAAGCACTACTTACCTACATTTAAATCTCCTGAAGTGAGAATGATGTTAGTAAGTTTTGCTTCTATGGAAGCAGTTCATCAAGACGCGTACTCTTTACTGCTAGAAACATTAGGTAAATCAGAGGGAATTTACAAAGAATTTATGGATATTCAAGAAATGGTAGAAAAACATGAATATCTGTCAGACTTCAATATGAACGATGCACATAATATTGCTAAAACAATGGCGGTTTATAGTGGATTTACAGAAGGAGTACAATTATTTAGTAGTTTTGCTATACTTCTAAACTATCCTCGTCATAATCTTATGAAGGGAATGGGGCAGATAGTAACATGGAGTATTCGTGATGAATCACTACATGTTGACAATGTATCAAAACTATTTAGAACATTTATTGCAGAAAATCCAGAGATATGGACAGACAAATTAAAATACGAAATCTATTGCGCTGCTGAAAGAGTAGTAGAACTAGAAGATAAGTTTATTGATGTTTGTTTTGACAAAGCGGAAATACCAGATTTAACAGCGAAAGAAGTTAAAGAGTATATTCGTTATATTGCAGATAGAAGATTATTGGGATTAGGAATGAAAGCAATCTTCCATAGTACCGATAACCCACTACCGTGGATTGATATGCAAGTTAATGCAGTTGAGCATACCAACTTTTTTGAAAACCGTGCTACCGAGTATGCTAAGAGCAGCACACAAGGAAATTGGGAAGATATATTCAAATGATAGATACAGAAAAACAACCTGACCAACCAACTCTTGTGCTAGGTGATAAAGAGTATTTAATTGCTGATTTATCCCAAGAAGCACAATACATCTGTAGATGTATGCAAGATTTAAATGTTCAACTTGACCAAATCAAGATGAGACACGACCAATTAAATGTCGCTAGAGATGGAATGGTAGAAAAATTAAAAGGATTAGTCGGGACAAATGATACCACTACTTAATATAAAGTGTCATATGTTTAAAGACATTGGTACGTCTGAACAGGTAGAACAGCTAAAGAGAGATGTGCTCTTTTTAGCTGAATCTACTCCTGATGTTACGATGAACTCTAACGCAGGGTGTTGGAGGTCTCCGCAAATAACTCATCATTTAAGTCCTATTGATGTGACATGGCTAGTTCAAAAAGTAGAGGAAAATGTAAACCATGTAATTAATTATCATATGGCAAATGATGAAAGATACCAGAAAAAAATTGAAAATAGTAATGTAACACGTCTAATATGGGAGTATTGGATGAATGTTAATGAGCCTGGTTCTGTAAATGAATTACATGCTCATACTCCTATGCAATGGGCGGCAGTTTACTATATTCAAGCAGAAGGAACTGGTGCGCTTAAATTTAAACACCCAGCAAATGTAATTAATAATTGCAATATAATGGGATTAGATATAGAAGATGTTTTAATTCACCCAACAGATAATACATTACTTATTTGGCCAGGGTGGTACCCACACGCAGTACTAGAAAATACTTCTGATAAACAACGAATAAATTTGGCTTGGAATCTAAACCTAGAAGAAGATATTCAGCCAGGCTCAGATGAAAACTTTATATCATGAAATTAATAGACGCATTAAAGGAAAATGAAGTAGTAGTTGAATTTACAAAAGTAGACACAGGAGAGTTAAGAGTGATGCCTTGTACCTTAAACTCAGAGATTGCAGGTAAAGACTTGCATGTTAAAAATATAACAGAAGGCGACACAGTAGTAATGTGGGCATTAGATAAAAAAGCTTGGAGAGATGTCCGTGTCAGTACAATCAAGCAATGGTACATAAAATGATAAAAGAATTTATAATAAATTTAGAAAGAAAAAAATATAACAGAAGGCGACACAGTAGTAATGTGGGCATTAGATAAAAAAGCTTGGAGAGATGTCCGTGTCAGTACAATCAAGCAATGGTACATAAAATGATAAAAGAATTTATAATAAATTTAGAAAGAAAAAAAGATAACTGGTTAGATGTTAGTCAACACTTTCCTAATGCGGAAAAATTTACAGCGGTTGATGGAAATACAATTAGTCCTGAACATATACTTCCGTATGTAGCTGATAGAGAGTGGAGAGACCCTTATTGGAATAGAAGATTAACAAAAGGAGAAATAGGGTGTATTTTATCTCATATACAACTCTGGAAAAAATGTGTAGAACTTAATGAAGGAATACTCATTTTAGAAGACGATGTAGAGTTACACGATATTGATTACCAAACAAAACTTCAAAAATATACAGATGAATATGATTTAATATATTTAGGAAAGAAATATATAGAAGGTGGTAGTTTATTAATAAATCATGAACTAGAGTATCCAGGCTTTTGTTACTGGACTTGTGCTTATTATATAAATCCTTTTGGCGCACAAACATTACTAGACTACTTTGAGGTCAATCCATTAATTCCCGCTGATGAAGTATTACCTATAGTAATTAAACAACATAGAAATTTAAATCATATGACTAATAAATACATACATGGTGTGGCATTTACAAATGACTTGATTAGTCCAAAACCGGGCGCCTTTGACAACTCAGAAACAGAGGTAGCTACAAATATATGGGAAGATTATAATTTCCATATACTAACTTGTGGAACTGATGAAGAAAAAGTAGAACCATTAATGCGTTCAACAAATCATTCTATCTTGAACTTAGGAAAAGGAGTAGAATGGCAGGGCGGAAATATGGAGTTAGGGCCTGGTGGTGGACAGAAGATAAACTTAATAAAACCACAACTTGAAAAGTACGATGATGATGATATAGTTATGTTCTGTGATGGATATGATGTATTTATTAATGATGAAATACCTAATATACTAAGTAGATATTTTGAGTTTTGTAAAGAAGTTGTATTTTCAGCAGAACCACTATGCTGGCCCGATGAAAGTATTGCTCATGAATTTCCCGAAACAGGAGGTTACAAATACCTTAACAGCGGA